CATCATCAATACTAAGGAAAGCACGTAGGCAAGCAAGAAATCCTGACATGAGGGAAGGTGGTCTTGATGATTTTATGAACCAGATGGACCTTGGGGACCCTGATCCATCTAATCATTCATCAGGGTTCGGTAGTGCCGATGATATTGCAGACTGGTTTTCTCATGAAAAAACTGATGACTGGAGACAACGTGATTAATGATTATGTTACAATCACAACATGGGATAGACAATTCCAGTGTGTACGCTATCATTGTATTCATAAGTCTTCTCCCAATCCAGTAAGAGAAGTAAAAAATTTATTCCCATTCGAGGAAGTATACGAAGATGCAAGCAGTAATTTACAGTAACGGTAGTCAAGAATGTGAACGAGCTGGTATGCTCTTGAAAAGTATTCATGAGGACTTTCATGAATACTTCTTGGACGAAGATTTTACAGAGAATCAGTTTCATGCAGAGTTTGGTGGAAATGCAGAGTATCCACAAATCTCTATCGGACTCAAACATCGTGGTGGTCTCAAGGAGACCTTGCATTATTTGAATAACCACAATTATAAATGTTCGTGTTGATACGAAGACACTTGACTAAATAAGATATGAGGTCTATAATAGACCTATCGTTCATCCGAGAGATCGGACGCAAGTAAGTCGCGCAACGGAGCGTTGATCCCATGATTGAATTTCTATTCTATTCATCACTCACATGCCAACAAGCTGATACAATCATGCTGAAGATGAAAGCAAATGAGAATCTCTCAAATGCTTTTAAGGTAGAGTTGATAGAGACCGTAAAGGAATCTACACCTGAGTGTATCTGGGACGCACACGACTGAAGGAACGGGGATTAAAACCCTCTATTACTTTAGGAGTATCTACAATGAACACACTAAACATGATCAAGAAGCAGATCAACAAAGCATCTGCAGTTCACAACGCACAGATTACCCACACCTCATATCGTGGTGTTGAGTATTCTACTCGTTGTGTAGAAAGCAAAGAGTCTCACGGGACTTTCTGCTATCGTGGACGCACTTACACTAAGTGATTGTCAAACCGATTAAATAGTGTTATGATGGGAGGGAAACCTCCCATTTTTTATGGAAAGAGATAAACTAAAACTGATAGTAAAGAATCTAAAACTACTGGTTGATGCTCTAGAGTCTGAGGTATACTCTGATGTGGATGTATACACGACCAAGCAAGAAAATTTTGATGATCCTGCTTCCAACTACATATTAGATTATGACGAAGTTTTTGAGGACGACGATGGATAAGATAGATACACAAGGGATGAGTTTCCCTAGTAATGGCAAATCAAAATCAAAGAAATCCTATCCACCACTGGTGATACCAAAAAGAAATGTCTTTACTGATTTAGAAAGACAAGAACTAAAAGACATTATTAACGAGACACTTGATGAACGAGAACAACGTAAAACTAATCAGCGCAACTCCTGATGCAGAGAAGCACATGGCATACTGTGCCCGTGTGTCGAACCCCAACAACCAGGAGAATGAAAAGTTCTCTGGACTCCTCAAGTATTGTGTGAAGCATCAACACTGGAGTATCTTTGAGCAAGCATATATGACTCTGGAGTTGAATACTACTAGAGGAATCGCAGCTCAAGTGTTGCGACACCGTTCATTTACATATCAAGAATTTTCACAACGCTATGCTGATAGTTCCTTACTCGCGGAGGAGATCCCTCTACCTGAACTACGCAGACAAGACACCAAGAATCGTCAGAATAGTATTGATGATATTGATGCGTTTACCCGCCAAGAGTTCCAGATCAAAATGCAACGACACTTTGAAGCAGGAATGAAACTTTACAAAGAGATGCTTGATGCATCGATTGCAAAGGAGTGTGCTCGTTTTGTACTCCCTTTGGCATGTCCCACCAAAATTTACATGACTGGATCTGTGAGGTCATGGATCCATTATATCGATTTGCGTTCTGCAAACGGTACACAGAAGGAGCATATGGATCTTGCGCTAGGTGCGAAAGAAATCTTCTGTCAACAATTCCCTGCCGTTGCTGAAGCAATGGAATGGGTTTCATAAATATTTACACCAACAATTGAGCTATGCCAACATACCCTGTTATTAATCTAGAAACAAAAGAGAAGAAGACACTCAGTATGACTATGAAAGCATATGATGTGTGGAGAAAAGAGAATCCAGGATGGGATAAAGACTGGTCAGAAGGATGTGCAGGACAGTCTACTGAGTTTAAGTGGACTGGAGAAGCCAAGTCTAGTGGATGGAATGAAGTTTTAGATCGTTCATCTAGGCAACCAGGTGCCACTGTCAGTAAAAACCGATACTACGGTTAATTCTTTTTAATCTTTTTATAGCGTATGACCTCAAAGAAAAAGTCTCAATCACCAGTTCCATTCGGAATGTCTAACAGACAGATGAAAAGAAAAAAACCAATCAATACGGATTTGATGAAACCCATCGAACCGTTAACAGAAAATCAGCAAGAACTATTTCGTTGCTATAAGAACGATCAAAACATCGTTGCTTATGGTGCAGCAGGCACAGGAAAAACGTTTATCACCCTCTACAATGCCCTAAGAGATGTTCTTGATACAAGGACTCCCTATGAGAAAATCTACATCGTCAGGTCTCTTGTAGCAACCAGAGAGATTGGTTTCTTACCTGGTGACCATGAAGATAAGTCATCTCTATATCAAATTCCATATAAGAATATGGTAAAGTATATGTTTGAGATGCCAAATGATAATGATTTTGAGATGTTGTATGGCAATCTTAAGAATCAAGGGACCATAAGTTTCTGGTCTACTTCATTCATTCGTGGCACAACTCTTGATAATGCAGTTATTATTGTTGATGAATTTCAGAACTTGAATTTCCACGAACTTGATAGTATAATTACAAGGATAGGAGAGAATAGTAAGATTATGTTCTGTGGAGACGCAACACAATCTGATCTTATTAAGACTGCAGAGAAGAATGGTATTGCCGACTTCATGCGAATCCTTAGAACAATGCCATCTATGGACATCATTGAATTTGGTGTTGATGATATTGTTAGGTCTGGTCTCTGTAAAGAATACTTAGTTGCAAAAATGGATTTGAATTTATGATTTTTGAGCATTGTAATTACCTTGGTGACCTTGAATTAAATAAGAAAGAAACTAAAGGCATCCGTCTCTATAACCTTCCAAATGGAGACTGGGTGCCTTCTATTACTTCTGTGACATCTTTCTACAATCGACAGATCTTTATCAACTGGCGAAAGAGAGTTGGTGTTGAAGAAGCAAACAAAATCACAAAGAAAGCAACTACCCGTGGTACTGATTTCCATGAAGCAGTTGAAGTATACATGCGGAACAATGAAATAAACTGGGATGACTTTCGCCCTCTTACTCAGTTTATGTTTCATCATGCTAAACCTTATCTAGATAAGATAAATAACGTACATGCTATCGAAAGAACTTTGTACTCAGAGTATCTTGGTTTAGCTGGTAGGGTTGACTGTATTGCAGAATACGAGGGAGAACTTGCAGTCATTGACTTTAAGACTTCTGAAAAAATTAAACCTGAGAAATGGTTGGAAAACTATTTCGTTCAAGAAACTTTTTATGCTGCTGCTTACTATGAACTGACTGGCATCCCCGTTAAAAAACTCATCACTATCATGGTTACACCTGGTGGAGAGGTTAAAGTATTTGACAAAAGAAACAAAGGGGATTATATTAAGTTATTAGTTAGATACATTAAAGAGTTTGTACATCACAATATTGGGTCAGAGGATGGATAAAGAACTAGAAAAGGCATTAGAAAACAAGTTCTTTTGCCCTACCCGCTTTACACAGGAAATTGAAACTCTTGTTTTAAAAAATAAGAGTATGACTTACATTGATGCTATCGTTCACTTCTGTGAACTGAATAGTATTGATGTAGAGTTTGTTCCTAAACTTATCACTAAACCTTTAAAAGATAAGGTTAAGTGTGAAGCTCAGGAACTAAATTTCTTGAAGAGAAGTTCCAGAGCAAAACTACCAATTTGATTTCATTTTTGTTCGAAAAAAATCCGACAAAAATTTGACCCTATTACTTTTTTCATGATGCCCTTTGATTTTTTTCTAAATAAATTAGATGCCTTTTGAAAATGTCTATCTGGGATGATTTAAAAAACTTTGAATTGCCGGAATATGACCCATACATTCCATATTCTACTGTGTCCGAACAGCAATCTGCTTGGTATCAGAAAAACAAAGAACGTCTTCAACAGAAGGCCCGTGACTATTTGAATGAGAACCGTGATGAAGTTAATCGCAAGCGCCGAGAAGCGAGATCTACTGAACCGTATCGGTCAGAGTATCTCGCGAAACAACGTGAGAGGAGACGTAATAAAAGTGGTTCCCTTTGATGCCTATAAGCAATACCTTTCGTTAAAGAATCACTTTACGAAAGATAAGTATGACTATCACAAGTATTGTGGAAAGAGTCGTGCAACTGTCCAGTCTTTTTACAAACGAAAAGATCGCTTCTGGTTTGAAAAACTTGCCAGAGGCAAGGACGATAAAGAAGTAATCGAATTCTTTATATCTAACTTTATAACTTGCACTGACCCAAGTAAACTCTGGATCGGAGAGATGATTCGAGAAGGAGAAGGTCGGTATACTGCATGGAAAAAAAGGAATCAATCATTATCATATATCTTTAAAGAAGAAATAGAATCTATTTTGATTGAGAATAAGATAGACTCTGCATTCTCAAGTCAAAAAGGTCACCCATTGATCTTAAAGGAATATCTAAGAGAGAATATATCAATTGAGACTATGGTTATCCTTGATAAGATACTTGGATTCAGAACTAAGTGGGATAAAGATTTAAAAGATCCTGTCTGGGAAACCGTAAGTCTTAGAATGAAAAAGTATTCTCCATTCCTAAATATTGATGTATTCCGTTACAAAAAAATTGTTAAGCAGGTTGTTTTAGGAAAATGAGTTTTTTTGAATCTGATGTTGTCCGTGCAGAAATGACGGAAATAAGTGAGTTGCAAGACGATGTATATCGCAATGTTTTCAATTTCCCTAAGATGAATCGTCAAGAGCAACTTTTTCATGTAGCACTTCTAGAAAGACTTATTGAAAAACAAAAAGTTCTTTATACTCGTTTGAGTTTATCTGACGATCCTGAGGCCAAAAAAATGAAACAAAATATTATTGACTCTGCCACCATGATGGGTCTCCCGTCTGGTGCTGATATGAACATGATCTTTAATAACATGAGCAGAATGCTTGATGTTATGAAGAAGCAGATTGACAAAGACGACTGACTCGTCTAGAATAACGAAGTACACAAAAGCCAAATCCAATTAATCTAAAGAATCCTATGTCTTTTGCAAATCTTAAAAAGCAATCCTCTCTTGGTTCCCTTACCTCTAAACTGGTAAAGGAAGTTGAGAAGATGAACAATACTTCTGGTGGTGCTGATGAGCGTCTCTGGAAACCAGAAATGGATAAGACCGGCAATGGTTATGCCGTGATCCGTTTCTTGCCCGCACCTAATGGTGAAGACCTTCCTTGGGCAAAGATGTACTCCCATGCCTTCCAAGGTCCTGGTGGATGGTACATTGAGAACTCTCTGACCACAAATGGTAGCAAAGACCCTGTGTCAGAGTACAACCGCGAACTATGGAACAGCGGTAACGAAGCAGATAAAGATACTGTTCGTAAGCAGAAACGTAAACTCTCTTACTATGCCAACATTTATGTTGTGCAGGATAAGGCTAACCCTCAGAATGAAGGTCGTGTCTTCCTGTATAAGTTTGGTAAGAAGATCTTTGATAAGGTCATGGAAGCAATGCAACCTGAGTTTGAGGATGAGACTCCAATCAATCCTTTTGACTTCTGGCAGGGTGCTAACTTCAAACTAAAACTGAAGAAAGTTGCAGGTTACTGGAACTATGACTCTTCTGAGTTTGATAAGATTTCACCACTTCTGGATGATGACGATGCACTAGAAGCATTGTGGCAGAAGCAATACTCTTTGTCAGCACTTGTTGCAACAGATCAATTCAAGTCCTATGAGGACCTAGATAAGCGTCTGAAGATGGTGTTGGGTCAGAAGTCTGCACCCCGTCGTTATGATGAGGAACTGGAAAGTGAGAGCGAAGGTCGTGGATCTTTCTCTCCTAACTTTGAATCAAGCAAGCCTCCTGCTGCTGACTTCAATGCACCAGACATCACTCCTACTAAGTCTGCGGACTCTGATGAGGATGATGCTCTGTCTTACTTCCAGAAACTTGCTGAAGAGTGATGAAATATAACCAGTTGTGTTTAACCCTTCTGGTTATAGCAGCATATATTAATTTACTGAAATAGTCTGATATTATCGGCAGTCTTTAAGGTTTCACTCTTGTATTGAGTGGAACCTTTTTTGTATTCCATCATTTCTTCTAAGTCATCTTTGACTATATTCAGAAATCTACTTTTTAAAACAAAAATATTTCGTCTATCGTTCTGAAGATTTTCTTCGTACTCATAATTTGTTACTGAAACTACAGGAAATACTGTTGTCATACCTTCTATTTGATCATCAT